TGCATGGGCAATATCTGAAGCCAGCGTGGTTATTGGCCTTGCAAATCCATTGCAAAGAATTCTCAAAACGAACCGCTATTTCTTAAGCGGAATGCCCGGCTTCGGCGGGGCGAAAATCTCCTTGCCTCTGACCCCTTTGTGGTACCTGTAGTAGAGTGTCCGGTATGGGATGCCGGTGGCATCGGCCCAGCCTTTTATCGTTCTGCGCACGCCGTCGATCTCGAGGAAGCAGTTGTTCCGCTTGTTTTCGCACTGGGTTTGCATGGACACCCAGCGGCAGTTGTCCGGTCCATAGCCCGCATTGTTGTTGGCCCGGTCCAGGGTGAGGCCGGGCCTGTATCCGTTCTCCAGCGCCCATATCTCGAAGGACAGGAAGGAGCTTTGCCATTCCTGGCAAACGCTTATCCCGCGCTCGCCGTAGTTGTGGAAGACCTCGGCCGTCTCGTTCATGCACCGGTACATCATCGAGCGCCAAACCCTGTAGAGGCTGCTCTCGGCGAGGTCTTGCCCGGTTGCACCGTGGCGCTCGTATCGGCGCTTCGTCATCCCACCTGCACCCTGACCCACTCCGCCCCGCGGGCGTCCTTGTAGATTGCGGTTGAACGGGGGTCTTTGTGGCCCAGCAGCAGCTGGGTATTGACGTTCCCTTGGTCGTTGTAGAGCCGTTCCGCCAGGGAGCGCAGTTCGTGGAAGCTGGGCGGGGTTTTGCCGGTTTCCCATAGGGGCGATTCGCTGCGGCTGGCGGCGAGGTCGCGGGCGTCGGCGAAGCGGCGGGTGATGGTATCTATCCACACCTGGTCGCCTGGATTGCAATTGCCGTAGGGACGTGTGTGGTGGACAGCGTAGCGGCTGACGACGGTGTCACGGCAGCGAGCGATGACTTCGCCGAGTTCAAGGCCGACGACGTCTAGACGCAGACTTAATGGGATGGCGACGCGGTTTCCGGTTTTTTGCTGGATGACGTAGATGGCGCCGGACTCGACCCAGGCCGAGGCGCCGGCGCGGGGACGGAATTCGATGCAGGCGATGTCTTCGCGGCGCTGGCCGGTGACGATAGCGAGCTCGATGCTGCGGGCGATCCACGGCGAGTCGAGTTCGAGGCTGGCAGCGTGGATCTGGCGGAAGCTGTCGAGCACCAGGCGGGCGCGCTGCACTTCGACTGACGGCGCGCGAGTCTTGGCGAATGGGTTGTCGGTGGCGAGGCCTTCGGCGATGGCGGTCTTGAAGATCTCGATTCCTTCGCTGCGCACGGCCAGCGCCATACGTTCGCGCGGTGGATCTGATTCGAGGTAGGCGGCGAGGATCTCTACGGCGTCGCGTACGCTGAAAGCGTCGATCGGCAGTTTGCCCTTGGCGCGGGTGATGGCGTTGCCGATGCTGCGCTTGGTCTTGAGCGTGTTGGCGGCGAGCTTGCCCTTGGCCTGCAACTTCTCGCAGTGCTCGATGTGCTTGAGGATGACGGCGCCGAGGGTAGGACCGCTGGGCCTGGCTGTGGCGATGGCATCGACGCGCGCGCCGGCGAGCTGGGCGAGGATGGCGGCGTTGAGCGCTTTGGCGTCGGCGATGGCGGAGACCTTGTCGCTGCCCATGCCGTGGAAGGTGCCGGTGCGGATGTCCTTGTAGCGGTAATAGGTGCGTCCGCTGGCGCGGTCTACAGTGGCATAGAGGTTGTCAGGCAGGTCGAGACTGCCCGGGCGGCGGCGGGGTGGCATGGCGGGCATAGTAAACCTTATGCGGCGATCCGGTCGAGCGGGCTGATCGCACCGGCGGCGCCGCGTTTGACGACGTGGGTATAGATCATGGTGGTAGAAACGTCAGAGTGACCGAGCAGTTCCTGTACGGTGCGGATGTCGCTACCTGTTTCGAGCAGATGCGTGGCGAAGCTGTGGCGGAGGGTATGGCAGCTTGCAGGCTTATGGATGCCGGCCGCGATTACGGCGGCGCGCATGGCGCGCTGGATGCCTTTTTCATGGATGTGGTGGCGGCGCACGACGCCGGTGCGTGGATCGGTGCTGTAGTCGGCCGCGGCGAATACGTATTGCCATGCCCATTCCTTCGGCGCGTTCGGATATTTCTTCCACAGCGCATGCGGTAGTTCGACGTCGACCATGCCGCGCGCGAGGTCGATGTCGTGCATCTTGCGGCGGACGGCGAGCTGATCGCGCAGCGGCTGCACCAGGCTGGCAGGTAGCGGGACGACGCGGTCCTTGTCGCCCTTGCCGCCGCGCACCAGGATGATGTTCGAGTCGAAGTCGATGTCCTTGACGCGCAGCCGCATGGCTTCCATGAGGCGCATGCCGGTTCCGTAGAGCAGCCTGATGATCAGCCCGCTCGTGCCCTTGGTATGGGCAAGCACTGCAGCCACCTCGGACTGGCTCAATACGACAGGAAGCCGGGCCGGTTTCTTGGCGCGCGTGATGTTGTCGAGCCATGGCAGGTCGATTCCGAGCACATGCTTGTATAGGAAAAGCAGCGCTGCGAGCGCCTGATTTTGCGTGCTGGCAGAAACGTCACGCTCATTTGCGAGCATCGACAGGAAGGCTTCTATCTCGGGCGCTCCCATGTCGGCAGGGTGGCGAAGGCCGCTCCAGTGGATGAAGTGCTTGACCCAGCTGATATAGGTGCGCTCAGTGCGCAAGCTGTAGTGCTTGACACGGATCGCCGCGCGCATCTGGTCTAGCAGCTTGGGCTTGGCGGACACGGATGCCTTGTCCTGCTGCTGTGTCTCGATATGATCGATAGTTTCAGTCATGGCGCTGGCTCCATGGTTGTCATTATCAGGTTATAAGACAGGTTGATAGATTCGCGGACATCAGGGTGTCGTAGAATTTAAGTTAGCGGTCACAGGCTGCACGTCCTGCATTTGTTGGCTGAAAACCCAAACAGGTCGCCAGTCAACTCAGTGCCGCGTGGTATCTCGCCGCGCTCAAAAACATCCCGCAGTTCCGCCAGCGAGGCGGGCCAAGTGTCGCGGCTCGGGCTTCTGAATGTGTGCCCTATCGCCTGCTCCTGTTCCACCGCGTCCTGGTAAATCTCCGGGTGCTCTTTCCACAACATCCACCATTCCGGTAGCGTCTGGAAAAAACACCTAGCACAGTCCGTTCTTTCTGGTATCTGCACATCCCGATCCATCAAATACCCAAGCACATCACCCAAACCCCAACCCCAATCCCTGAAAGGGAAGCGAACTTCGCAGTTCTCATAAATCCCGCCCTCGCGGCCTTCCTCATCTGCCCGCAGCCCGATATACAAAACCACCTTGTTTCCCTGCTCGGCCTGGCGGTTTATCCACTCCTGGCAAGTTTCAATTTTCAAAACCCTAGTGCAAAACCGCTTCTGCCAATTCGGCAGGCATTTTTCCCGTTCGCACAAACCCTTAAAATCTACCTCTGCGGTCAGCCGCGTCAGCCGCTTCCCGATCAGGCATTCCAGCCTATCCCAGTGCTCCAGCATCACCGGCAATTCATCGCCGGTGGGTGTGCACAAAAACACATAGTCCTGCGGCTCAATTTCGGCCAAGCGTAGCGCCAGCGCCGTGGAGTCTTTGCCGCCTGATAAACCAACTACGTGTAGTTCCATGTCATCCTCAAAGACCGCTAACACGGCGGTCAACAGCGACCGCGCGAAGCGCGGCGCGTTACCTTAGTCGTTGGCCGCCACCTTTGCGCGGTGGCGGGTTCCTACTCTTATGCCGTTTCGAGTGCGCTCTCGTTCCACCAGCTTTCCACGGCGCGGCCGTCGGCGGCTTTGTAGCGCAGCAGGTAGCTGTTCCCACCTACCGCGTATTCCGCTCTGGCGATAATGCTGCCCGTTTCACCGCTGGCCGAAATCTTCACGGTCTGGTTCATGCTGAAGGTAAATCCGTTCATTTGCTGCCCCTGTTCAAAATGCCGTGCCTTCGTTTGGGCGGCACGGCCAACCCGTTAATCAAGCGGGACCGGCGCTAAAGCGCCGGCCCCTTATTGCTGTCGTTGGGCACCTCATCATTCAGCTTTGCCAGCAGCTCCGGGTGAACAAACAGCGTGTTGCCGCTTCGGTACATTGCTGGCCTGTCGATCCGGTGCTTAACCACCAGCCAGTTGCGGCGGCGCTTCTTTATCGGGTTCCGCTCGATGCGCCACACAGTCCGCACTTCGCGGGCCATCGGTGCGCTCACAACGGTCAATCCGTAAATCGTTCGGTTCATGGTTTCCTCTCCGGGCCAGTGCCCAACAATCCGGTCGAGCCGAGGCCCGCCAGCGTCTTTAATCCTTGCCGTGTTCCGTAAGGCCCGGCTCACCGCAAGCGTTCGGCGTCAGCTTCACGAATCCTCGGGCGACCATGTACGGGTCGCGCTCTGGGTGATACCGCCGCGCTTCAATGTTCTTCGCCGGCTTCAGGCTCAACATCCGCCGCCAGTATTTTCCGCAGGCCAGCGCCCGCTCGTGGTTCGCGGCCGCCACGTAAACCGAGCTGCCGCACTGCTTGCCCTTGCGGTCTATCGGGTACACCTCCCACTGCAATCGTTCGGGGTTCGCGCCCCACTTTCTCGGGTCGTCGTAGCTCACAGGTCTTTCTCCATCACTCGGCACGGCCAGTGATGGCCGCAGTTTGCACAGGCGGCTGTGTCCAGCCGGGTTGTTTTCAGCGCGGCCGGCGATCCGTTGGCCATCAGCCAGTGGTAGGCGTGGCGTCCGCAGCGCGGGCACCGGCGCTCAATCTTGGCCGGCAGCCGCCGAACCCGTCGCTCCAGAGGGACGCCCTCCATGCCGCTTCGCGTCATTCCGGTCTCCCCTGATCTAGTGCGTTAGGCATCGTCATGCTCTTGTTCACGCATCGCCATATCAATCGCGTCCCGCAGGCTGTGCAGGTTCGCGGTCACGCAATGGGTCGGAAGTTGCACGTTGCCCACAGGGTTGTCCGGGTCGCTCAACCAGTCCAGCCGTGCCGCATCGGCACGCAGTCTTTTGTTCTCGCGCTCCAGTTCGCGCAGCTTGTTCGCCGCCTGCCTCATCGCCTCTGCCTTTACTGGCGTGGTCGCCCTATTGGCTTCGCGGTCCAGGTAGCCCGCATATCGTTGTGCCATGCTCATCTTCATCCTCTGCGCCTAACCCGGCGCTCAAGCGGGACCGCGCTAAAGCGCGGCCCCTTAGCTATGCGTTGGGCCACTCTGCAACCGTGGTCACGTCTTTCGATGCGCCGCACCTCTTGCAAAGGTAGCCGGTGGTTGTCCACTTCAGTCCGTCGCCGTCCGGGTCAAGGTCGAGCGATCCGCTTGTGATTGACCATCGGTGCAGCCCTAGCGCACAAAGCAGTGGTGTGTATCCAATTTTTGCGGCCAGCGTTTGCAGCCCAACCCGGCAGTCGAGCGGAGGCTCGGCAGCGGCTTTGTGGTCTTTGCTATCGTTCATTCTCGCCCTCGCTAACTTTTGCGTTGGGCACCTTGCATTTAGGAATCTCGGTTGCCATTGCGCGGCCCTCGTATGTGTCGCGCCGCCACCACCAGTATTCCGCGCCATCAAATCCGCAATGCACGCAGCATCCGTCATCGTCCCATTCGTGGCCGTTGTTCAGGGATCGCTTAGTCCGTTGCCCAACCCGGCAGTCGAGCGGAGGCTCGGCAGCGGCTTTGTGGTCTTTGCTATTTTCCATTCTCGCCCTCGCTCACTTTTGCGTTGGGCACCGGGTCATATTGATACTCAAACCCATCGCACTTGACCCCTTCGTCGCCTCGCATCATTTCCATAGTCAGGCCACACGCGCCCGTAATGATCTCGTGCGGGTAATCCGGTATGAAGTGCGTGCAGTTCTGGCATATGCGGTCGCAGTTACACAAACCGGGGAAACACTTTTCGCAAAACGCAAACGTAACCATTTCAGTGCCCAACAAGTTAATCGAGCGGGACCGTCGCAAGCGCCGGCCCCTCATTGCTGGCGTTCTGCGGAATTTCCGCGCTGTCATGCGGTAGCTTCCCAACTTGTCGCAAATAGCCGATATAGTTTTCGTCCGCCACTAATGAGACGCACATCAGTTCATATGGTCCTTTGTACGCCGTGCGCGGCACCTCGCCGGGCGCGGACTCCGGTTTTTCAAGGCACTTGAATCCGATGCTGAAAACAAACCCTGGAATCATCGGCAGCGCGTCGGCGCGAATCTTCAGTTCGCCAATCACCTTGTCATTTAGGAAACTCTCCAGAACCGGCACCGTTATAAATTCATCTTTCATTTTTTTGTCCTTTCTTCGTAGTTACCAAATTCCGCAGAACACAACGCTCGTGTGGGACCGCCGCTAAAGCGGCGTCCCCACAGCTAAGCGTTGGGCACCAGGCCATGCTGCGCAAACAGTGCAACGTCCTCGGCGTCCGCAAACTTTGTTCCGCCGCCTTGCGAGTACAGGCTGCGGACGGCTGGTGTCGCATGCCCTTCCTCGCGCAGCAATACGGCCACGGCGCAGTAGTAGCCGCGCGACCACTCGCGGCTTGCGATGTCGTCGATCACCTTGTTAATCCGGTCGGCAAATGCCATGTTCTGCTCCTGTTCGTGCCCAACCATTTATTCAACTCGGACGCGCTAAAGCGCGCCGGTTATGTCAAGCGTTAGGCACACAAACGCAGTGCATCAATGGCATTGATTGCGGCGGCCTTATCTGAGTCGGGTGCCGGTGTGGAGCGAATAGCGATCTCCATTGCGTCCAGCTCCTCTTTTGTGCTGGCTCCGATCAGTCCGGCCAGTGCATTACGCAGCCGCTCAATCTTTTGCTCTGCCTCGCGCATAGGATGTTTCTCGCAATTCTTTATGTGTTCAGTCAACAGTTCATGCTTTGCGGCTGGTGTTCCGTCTGGGTATTGGTGCCCGCAATAAACACAGGTTACAACATTGTTTTCACTCATAATTCAATTCTCCCAAAAGTGCCTAACAAGGCAAATTAACTGCGACCGTTCCGGTCGCTGCGCTCCCTACACGTCGCGTTATTTGCAACGTTAGCCGCCACGTGTGCCGCCCAATTCGCGCAGCTTGTCGCATACCCATTGTGGGTCTGTCACGCTACCGCCAGGCATCACTTCGATTGCCCGGTTTAGTGCGGCCTTCCACGCAGCGCGCGCAACCCATTCCTGTGCTTCTGGGTCGTATTTCATCCCTTCGCGTTCAAACCATTGTTCAAATTCGTCCACGTCTAACTCTCCATTCCAGGCGAGGCCGTGGAGCAGCCTTCACCCATAGTTGTGTTCTTTCGGCCCGCCTAAATTTCAGCGTTGGCCGTCACTACGCCGCCACCGGGAACGTGCGTTGCACTTGGATGTGCCGATCCTTCACGCGCTCATCCGTCATCACGGCTCCCC